GGTTCCTGTATAAGAAAATCGTCATTATTATCAGTATCTTCCAATAAAATACTGCCATCAATAACACCAACAAATCCTTTGGCAGATTCTACAGTAGTATCTGATGCATCAGGAGTAAAGACTAAAGGATCACCAACTCTATATAAAGAACCTATGTCATCAATAATAAATCCAGTTACACCTCCAGAAGATATCTCACTAACCTCTGCCGCTGCGAAATTATTACCCACAGTAGGATCAATAGTAACAGGATCACTAACAGAATAGTGAGCCCCCACTTTCGTGATAGTCGATCCCGACAAAAATGATTTTATAACAAATGACATTGTAACATCTTGTGTATTAGATGTTGCTGTTATGGTTTCCCCTGTTTGAAATGTGCCAACAGTTTCTTTAGGATCTATTTCCAACTCAGAAATAGAAACATTCCCTTGAAAGAAAACTGTAGAGTTAAGAACAACACTGGTTGTCCCAGAAGAACTTCCTGTTATAGTTTGTCCTACAATATCAGTTGCATCAGATCCACTAACAGCAGCGACTCTCATAATAGTAGGTTGACTCCAATTACCCTTGGAAACACGTAACATAAATTTGTTTGGATATACAACCTCTGCTTCCTCATCAAAAAGAATTCTTAAAAAAAGTTTATGTGCTTCAGACGTTCCTTTTGAAGCATATAGATGCTTAATATTCTTAATAAGATTACGTTTCGAAACTCCTGATGCAAGGGTCTTTGGAATTGATTCCAAAAACATATTAAACATCTCATCCAAAAATACAGTAGTAGTATTATCTGTATTTGTATACTCCAAAAGTTGTTGCATATTCTGAACAGGATTTGCACGATATGAATCTATCGTTGCTGTTGCATCGGAAGTAGAACCTGTTATGGTTTCACCTATCTCAAATTTTTGTTGGGAAGATACGAAAAGTCTTTTATTACCTAGATCATCTACAAGAACTGTTGCGGTTGCTTTAGATGTAGAACCAGTTATAGTTTCATTTGCTACAAACTTACCAGTGGTTCCTGTCCCTGTTTCTGTATTAATCTTTACAGGGACATCACCTTCTGATAAAATAAAATTTGTGGAAACTGTTTCTTGTCGTATGCTGTCAATAGTAACAGTCACAATCAATTCCGCTGCTTCTAGGAATTGATAAAAACTCTTAACAAAAGAAACAAACTTCGGGTGGTCTGCTTGGACAAAATCAGGGACTTGCCCTTCTATCAAAGGAGAAATCTTTGTAGTTAATTTTCCATCAAAGGGTGCCATTTTTTAAAAACTCGATGTTTCTGGTACTGCCCCAGTTGTTACATAAGTAGACGCCGCACCTGGAACTCCAGCAGCGATTGTATCCACCTGTCCTGTAACTGTTGTGTTTATAAAATCTATTTCCAGTATCTGATTTCTAACTGCTCTAATATCTTTAGAATCAGGAACACATGTTATTCTAATCTTTGTAGAAGTTACACCATCAACATCTTCTACTGATGTTAATTTTATAGAATTTATTTTAACACTTCCTATAGTATAATCAACGGTCCCTGCTGTCAGGTCTGTATATGTTCTAGTAGACCCTACCAAATAGAACATTCTCATATTTCCCTCACCATCATCATCAAAAAATTGTACATTTTCAGTATCCCCACTAACCTTAAATCCTGTTGAAGCAAGGATGCCACCATTCAAAGCGTTATGCCCTGCTACTGGATGATGAAAAGGATTATTAAAAAATAAATTATATCCTTGTGCTGTATCTAAAGTAGGTTCAAATATCTGTGCCATAGTAACATTAGTGATATTACTTAATATAGCAGAATCAACGTCATCAATAAGTCCAGTAATTTCTGAATGTCTAAAAGTATTATTAAACTCTGTCAAAGTATTAGAATTATATGTTTGAAGAACAGAGGTTACATCTGTAACTAATGTTTCTTTTGTTTTTGTTGTTGTACTAGAATTAAATTTAAACACTACTTGAAGAATAAGAAAAGTTGTTTGTGGATCGATAATAACAGGAGTAATAGATGCTACATTAAATTTTCTAAGATCTATAATAAGATCATCCTTTTGGGTTTGAGTAAGATTATTACCAGTAGAAGATTTAATAGATATAAAAACCTTTCCAAACTCTTGTGTCTCAACTACACCAAGACTAGAATCAAACGAACCATCTTCACCACCAAAGACATTCACTGATTTTGTTTGAGGAAATAGTTTTCTAGCAAACACTTTGTAGTCATTTACAGTAACACATCTTCCTTGTGCCGAAAAGTCTAATGGAGCATTAAGTTTTATAGAAGAAAGATTTTCTCTTTCACCTCCACCATCAGCACTACTTACAGTCGTAACTGTAATGTCTGCTTCACCATCTATCGCACCAGTATTCGTAAATGTTGAAGCACCATTAGCAAGTGATTTATTTGTTGCGACAAAAGTTAGTAAAACTATATTACCATCTGACAGTGCCTTACTAACAATACCGTCACCAAAATATACTTCAAACTTACCTGACTCTACTTCTTGTAAAAAGAAAACAGAACTATCCCCTGTCAATTGAGTAATATCAGTTGCCTTTGTATATGTAGAAGTTGTCGTATCAGATACAGAATTTTGAACAATAACAGATAAAGTACTAATATCGATACGATTATCATTAACTACAAATCTTTGATCTGCATCAGAACTATCTACTGTATATCTTTGTGTAACAAAAGTACCCTCAAATATCTCCACATTATTAAAAATAATATCCAGTGCAGATTTGTTTGCTGTTATATCCGAGACAGTAACAAATTGAAAATTAGTTCCATCTACTGAAGTAGAAAATGTAGTTCCTGCAACAATTGTTCTAGTAGAAGTAGAAGCATTGTTCATTGTTACATTCACTGTTGCCTTTGGTGCTGTTGCAGAACCAACTTCATATCCCAAAGTCTTTGCGTGAGAAACTATACTAGATCTTATAGCTGCTGTGTCAATAAACATTTCATTAGCAAGCATGTTCGAATTAAAACCAAGGTAGTGTGTATTATAGGCAAGCAAATCCAGCAGAATGTTTATACCAGAACCTTCAAAATCATAATCAGTAAATTCAGTCTGTGCTCTAAGGAAAGTTTTTAAATTATCTTTAACGTCATCAAAATCAAATTCTGTAATATCTAATCGTCGGGATTGTGTGGCCATTATCGTACTCTCTCTAACATAAGATCTAGTGTTACTAATTCAGTTGGAACATTAACCACATAAAATTCTATAGTGCATTCATATATATTACGATCCAAATCTGGTTGTGCTCTAACCCCTACAAGTCTTGCTCTCGGTTCAAAATTTTCTATAACATCCTCTATATGTCTAGTAATAATAACAGCAGTGATAGGGGTCATAAGTTCAAACAACATATCTCTAACTCCAGAACCTATTTCTGGATGGAAAGGTTTTTCATAATGATTAAGCAAAACAAGATTACGTATAGATCGTTTAACTGCTTGAACATCTGTTACTTTATTAATATCAGAAGTCGATGGTTTCCTTTGAAAGAAAAGATCCAAGTCTCTCCATTGACGAACATTGCGAGCAATATCATTTTGCCCTTGTGCATCATTAAATGCTTCTAAAGAGGTGGGTGTTCCTACCATATTAAACTCCTGTTCCTTTATTTATAACTATAACTTCAATCTGCGGTCTGTTTCATTCTATAAGGTTCATATTTTCTCCAGACATGTTCTGCTGGAACACGAATGAATGGTTTTGCAGTCTCACTCTTAACTGGATTTTCAATAGTAAGAAATACCTTCTTCCCTTTTGTCCAAGCATTCATTTTATGCAATGCCTTTTGCATGGAAGTTCTTTTTCTTTTAATTGAATTACATATTTTTTTATTCACGCTTGACATTCTATATTTCTCCTATAATGTCCATTTCTCTGTATAGAACATAAACATAATAAACATGCCTAGTACAACTAGGACTGTTATTATACCGTTTTTGGTATACTCAAACCATTTGTCTATTTGTTCTTTCTTTTTTTCTCTTTCTTTTTGTTGTCTAGTCTTTGCTTTATCAAGTCTTTCCTGACGTTCCATCATAATATCTTCCCATGTACCTAAACCAAATCGCCGGTTCACCATAAATCTAACTTTTTTCAACTCTTCTTCGGCAAGTTTCTGATTTATTTTCTCCTGTGCGATTGAACCGATAGATAATGACCCTTCATTATCAATTCCTTTCGCACCCATCATTCGCCCCCACTTACTAGCAATTCTGCTTGATGGTTTCGCCGCATTATCTACTTGAGCTTTACCATCAATCAATTGATCTATTGATCCTGCTAGTTGACTTACCTCTTTGCAATTATTAATGCCCTCCTTAATTGCTTTAAAGGCACTATTACAAAGAGTTATTCCTGCAATGATCTCCGCCACCATGATTATCTCCTTAGTTTGTACTGACTCCTTTCTCGTTCAATGTCTTACAATCACGTTCAGTTTTTTTATCAAGTGCTAATCGTCTCGCCCGTCATTTTCCCTTTGTTGTTAGCGTTTATAAATTTCTCTTTGAATATTTTAATCAACGATTCCGCATCCTTTATAACCTTTGCAGAAGATTGTTGA